AAACCTTGCTTTTCCTCCAGTGGCCTATCTCGGCAACCTCGGCGGAACGTTTCAGAGCGATGTTGCGAGCCTGACACGGCTGGCGACTTCTGCACCGTTCGCCCAATACCTCCAAGAGCAGATTTTTCTGCAATCCCGCATGATCCGCTCGGGGATCATTGCAACCAACCCCGGCCTGACTGCTACCACCGGCACTCGGATCGAGGCGCCTTTCTTCAAGCCGCTCAACCCGGTTGAAGAGCGCATGACCTCCAGCGACGACTGGGGCACCTCCGGCGAAGGTCATTTCACCTTCCAGAAGATCCAAGCCAGTACGCAGTACGCCACCATCACCCATCGCGGTTTTGCTTACGCCGTTGACAAGCTGACCCGGCTTGCCATTGGCGAAGATCCGATGGTGGTACTGTCCAACCAGCTTGCGCCGGCAATGGACAAGCTGCGCACTGCCAAGTTTATCTCTCAGATGGAAGGTCTGCTTGGCACTGGTGGCCCGCTGAATGCCACCAACAACCTGAACAAGTCCGTCACCACTGGCGCCGGTGAGGCCAACTACCTCACTGCCGGCAACGTGATCGAGGCTCGTTACAAGCTCAATGAGCGCCAGAGCGAAATCACGACCATCGTGATGCACTCGCTGGTTGCTGCTTACCTTGAGCAGATCGGTCAGCTCACCTTCTACCCCGCCGGCAACCTGGCTTCCGGCCAGAACATTGCATTCGGCGCTGGTGGCGTGAACATCCGCGACACTTCGATTGGCTACTTCGCCGGTCTGCAAGTGGTCGTTGATGATCAATGCCCGATCATCGGCACCTCTGGCCAACAGCGGCAGTTCGTCTGCTATCTGGGCGGCAATGGCGTGGTGCAGGAAGGCGACCAGATCCCTATGGAGATCGAGCCCGACCGCAATGCGCCCAGCAAGCAGGATGGTATCATCATCGACTACCATCATGTGCAGCACGTTCCGGGTACTTCGTGGAATGCCAACTTCGACAATCCCACGAATGCACAGCTGGCGACTGGCGCTAACTTCAGCCTGGTGTATGGCGATGCTCGCCTTATTCCTGCAGTGCGCCTGATCGTGAACAGCCCCTACGGCGGCACGGTCTGAGGCGTCGGCTGACGATGGATCAGGGGGCTCCGGCCCCCTTTTTCATGGCCCAATCTGGGCTATGCTGGAGACTGAGCCCCGCATCTACTCAGATGGCTTCCTTCAATTCCCTCAAGGCCAAGAAAGGTCAGCTTGACCTTGAGGCTGGCGTCACCTTTGCCAACCTGCCTGCTGCGCCCACGCTGGGCATGATCCGCGTCGTGACCGATGCCACCCAGACCGTCGTGGGCAGCGCTGCCAACGGCGGCGGCTCCGCGAAGGTGCTGGTCTGGTACAACGGCACCGCATGGCGCGTCATGGGCGGCACTGCGACCTGATCGCCATGAGCAACGTCCGCTGGTGGCCGTGGCATCGCCTGGCCGAGCCCTACCCTCGTCCGGCCATCAACGGTGAACCGGCGTGCAACTGCACGCCTCCCGAGCTGATCGAGGTGGCCGATGCGGATGCCTACATGGCGACCACGCTCAAGGCGGCCACCTGGGCGGCGCTTACATCCACGCAGAAAGGGCAGGCGCTCAAGTCTGCCCAGGATGCACTGCGCACGTTGCGTTGGTGTACGGATGAAGAAACATGCTGCGGCAGGGATCTGGACGACAGTTACACGGCTGCCGCTTCCGAGCTGGCACTTGTACTGTTCAACGATAGTACGGCAGTATTTGGCGCTGCCGATCAACTGCCCAAGCCCGTTGTATCGAGAGAGAAGCTGGGCGATCTAGAGCAGTGGTTTTTCTCCCCCGCGCAAATCCGTAGCCCCAGCGTACTGCCGAATGATGGGCGTGTTGGTAGGCACTCGCCAACCGTGCTGCGCTTGTACCCGTGGCTGCTTGATTTAATCGGCTGCTGGGTGTCGCGCAAAAATGAAACAGTCATCCCATTGTTCAGAGGGTAAATGAGCGCTCCGCAAGATGCTTGGGCTAAACCACTGGCCAAGCGGCTTGTTGATCGCTTCCGTTCGCAAGCGCTCTCCTACGTTCGCATCACGCCCGGCGCTTACGATGAAACGACCGGCACGGCAACCGTAACCGAAACCGTCATTCCCGCTGCCGGCGCCGTTGTCAAGTCAATGCAGGGCGAGCGTGATGGTGTGCTGCAGGGGCATGAAGTTGAAGTGTGGATCGACCATGAAACGGTGCCGTGGCCGATCACGACCAATGATCGCCTGCAATATCTGGGCAAGCGATGGAAGATCACGGCAATCGACCCCACCTATGGCAGCGGCGGCGAGCCGTCCGCTGGGGCAATCTATCTGACCACGCTTGATGGCAAAATTATTACTACGCTTGATGGCAAAGCGCTAATTGTGCAGGGCTCAGGCGGCGGCAGCGGTCAGTTCAATATGTACGCCAGTAAGGTAACAGCGAGGGCGGAATAATGGCAAGACGTGCTCCCAGAAGAGCGGGCAAGGGCAATGACTTGCGCAATTTGGCCCCCGATGTTCGCAGGATAGCGGTTGATGCGTTGCGCAATGCAGCGAAAGAAGTGCTCAATGATCTTGGCGAAATCAGCCCGAACTGGGGCGGGGCGTTTAGAGAGAGCTGGTACGTCGAGACCGCCGATGGCAAAAGAGGCGTAAGGCCCACGGGCGAAAACGGCAAGTACAGTCTTTTTAACATTCCCCAGCTTAACGTGCGAGGTCGTGACGTGCGAGGCCGCTTTACTTCTGCGCCGCCAACAAGCAAGACTCAGCTTTTTATCGGCAATTCGGCGCCATACGCGCAAGAAGCGATGGATCTGATTCCAGGAGATTTTGAGTATCCTGGTTTTGAGCCGGCGGGGCAGGAGCAGCCAAGGGGTGCGCGTCAAAATGGCATTCGCGGCGACTTGCGTGCGCCTGGCAAAAATCGTTCCACCGCACCGCTTGATTGGTACTCTACCTACATGGGCGGCGGTGCATTTACAGCCGCTTTTAACAAGGGCGCCAAAGCAGGCTTCCTTGAGGCCCGCAATCGTCCGCGCCCCGTGCAGCAATGACCGTACTACAGCAAATCCGTGGCATCTATGAGCGCATTGTGATTGATGCTGCTGACCCGGTGCCAACATTTGTCGAGAATCAATCGGCAGTGGACTTTAATGCGCTGAGCGAGTATTGCCTGATTCGTGTTAATTTTGGGCTCATACAAGAGCCCGTGATTGGGGCGCAAGCGCAATGGCATGTGCGCGGTGCGTTGGTGTGCGAAATCTACTCACGCAAAAATATCGGCCCTGGTCGTGGCATCGAAATCGCGGCGCCGATCATCGACGCGCTCAGCGCCCTCAATGCCCCCACCCCGCCGGCAGCTCAGGAGATCATCGCTCGCGTCGGCCCCGTGACCGGCCCTACGCAGGCGCAGCTGCAGGACAGGCCGCATCACTTCACGCGCTTTTCGATGCCGTTCCTGGCCCGTAGCCGGCCCGTCTTGGCACCGTAGCCGTGATTGCCGTAGACTGAAGGCTCAAGCTCTACAGCCGGCCACGGGCCGGATGCTCCGATGCCCGTTACCAACTGCGGTCAAACGACCGTCCTGACCGGCCAGGACGGGATGATCACCATGAAACCCCCCGGCACGCAAGCCTGCCTGCTGGATTGGACCGACTTCCCTGTGCCGGTGTCTCCGGCGACCAGCTCGCTGCTCAAGATCCCCGCCAACTCCGACTTCCGCGTGGACGATCCCGTGACCTTCACCGTGAAGGGCACCGCCGATCTGGACAGCGCCCTGACCGCCAACACGGTCTACTACATCAAGACCCGCCCTTCTGCGACCACCGCGACCATCTCGGCCACCCTGGGCGGCAATGCCATCGCCTTCAGCGGCAGCGGCGGCACTGGCTCCGCTGACACCCCTGGCGCCGGCAATCACATCGAGATGAACTTCGCCAGCGCTTTTGCCATGTGCGAAGTGCCCTCGGTGACGCTGACCATCACCCGCGGCGAGATTGACAACACCGCGCTTCCTTGCAAGCCGGCGGCTGCCGGTGGCGGCCCCAAGGTGGCTCAGTTCCGGTCTTACCAATCTGGCTTTGCCGATGGCAACGGCACGCTGACACTGCGACTGGTTGAGGACCTGAAGGCTTTTAACAATCGTATCATCCAAGGCACGCTGTTCAATGATCAGGACGGTGCTGTGCTCAAGGCGTACTTCAACGCTATCGCTGCTTCCGGCGGCGCTGCTGTCGATGACGCTGCCTCTCTTTACAGCGAGTTTCCTGTCATCCTGCTCGGCTTTGACACTGGCATCAGCCAGGACGAAGGCCCTACTGAGGTGTCCGTGAACTTCCGTATCTCCGGCCAGCCTACGCACCTGTTCGGCTTGGCTTTCTGATCACTTGCGGATAACCACACAGCGGGGCTCCGGCCCCGCTTTTTCATGCGCTGATTCGGTGCTATGATTCG